TTTGAAAATCCGCTCCACCTAAATATCTAGATGCTTGACCTAAACCATAATTCATTAATCCTGATTTAAGTGATGAACCTATTCTACCTGTTTGATCAAAGCTACCTATACCCGACATTGCTCCTGCAAGTAGAGGGTTAAACGGTGCAACGAATGGTGCAGCCTTAACTGCAATCTCTGCTACTTCGTTAGGTATAATTTTTCTTACAAATTTTTTAAGTGAACTTCCTAAACCGTATTGTTTTCTACCATCCATACCCATGATACCACCATACGCTGCCATCTGTCTGTCAGGTAATACTGGTCCTGTAGGTTTAGGTTGAAAAGGATTAACTGGTTTTGTTGGGTCTTGTGGTAATGGATTGCCACCAGACATTTGTCCTTCGGCCATTGCTTGTTCCATAAACTGTTGCATAGACATAGGCTCGATGCCTTGTTCTATCATGTCATCAACATACCTAGCGTATTCTTCTTCTAATTGAGCTACCATCATCTCCTGCATTTGTTGTGGAGATTTAGGACCTTCATCACCTCTGTATTTTATAGAGGGTGCGTTAGTCTGTAATTCTTCTGAAATTTGTATATCTTCTATTCCCATGGTTTTGTCAGTTTACTTTGTTTTTCCTACTAAATCAAGAGTTGGCATGATAACTTTTACGTCTTGTGCCATGTCCTCATTCTTATAACCCTTAGCTTCCCAGTCTTTTCTTTGTTTAAAAGTTTCTCCAGTTTTTTTGTGTCTGTAAGTTTCTTCTACTTTAGCGTCATATACTTTCATTATGTTGTTACCTCTTTTTTGATATTTAGATAGCTAATAGCTACATCAAACGAGTCTGTTGTGCTTGATTGTACTGTAAAGGTTTTTCCACCTTCAACTATTAGCGGCTGTGTTAATAATTCTGTTGTTGTGTTTGCTGTTAAAGATGCTGATTTAATAGCTGTAATACTATTGTTTGTAATTGTCACTGTAGCAGTACCAGCAGATGTAACTAATATTGATTTAATAACTATGGTCTCATTAACTGCAGGAATACTAGCACCCAAAGGTGTAAGTACTCCACCACTTGTGCTGTTGTCTATACCTGCAAATTTATATTGGTTTACTACTGCCATTAATCTAAAAAGAAACTTCTAGCTTCTATCTCCTGTTTTAATTCTTCTTGAAATGTTGTGTTTAATTTCTCTAACACAGCATCTAAATCTCTAATTAAAGATTGTGCTATATCTGGTTGATACTCATCACTAGCTCTTGTCAATGATTGTACAATTTTTGCCATTATACTGTGTAAAAATTTTGCATTCTTGCTTCAATTTCTTTTCTAACATCTTCAGGTTGATTTTGTAAATATCTTGAAAAAAAATCATCAGTAGTAGTAGTATCATCATCAGTTTCATCAACAACTACGTCCATAACACCTTCTCCTCCACCTCCGTCTCTTAATATATAATTTCCTTTTGAATCCGTCATATAATTAGGGTGTGTGTTACCATAAGCATCTGTTTGTCCACCTAATCTATTTTTCATATATTCTTTATAACTCTCTAAAGTATTTACATATCCAGCTCTATTTTTACTTTTTAAAACTTTGTCTCTAAAAAAATCTATATTTCCTTGTTTCATTTTGTGAAGAAAAGGTGAAGCAAAATTAGCTCCTATTGAAAAAGGAGTTGGTATTCCAAAAATACCTTTAAATTTTTGTGGATTATCATACAACTCCTGTAAGTAACCCTCACCTACACCAGTAATATATTTTTCTTCTGCTTTTTGATAATCATCACCAGTTAAAGTTCCAGTTAGATTTTTTTCACTTACATATCCACCTGCATCGGTAGCAGTGTTGGTATTTCCATACGTTTCGTTATGATCTGAAGGACTCGAATAACTAGATCCTTGTCCACCCATACCTTTTGATTCAGCACTTCCCGGTGCTGCACTTCCACCTTGATATTTATCTGAGCCACCTCCGCTGACATAACTTCCACCACCACCAAATGCAATTCTTCCAACTCTTTGGCCCATTGCGTACATCTGTCTAGCTTGTTGTAATCTTGTAATTGACATTATCGTCTTCCTCCAGCATGTATATCTAATCTAAAAGTCCCTAATTTCCAACTACTATCTACTGCTGTGTTAGATATTGTAAGAGCTATAGCTCTTGCTCTTGCACGTGTGTCTACTTTTGTTGTTGTAGATGATACGGTAAACGGACCAAGTGATGAGCTGGCTGCTGTGTCACTAGGGTAATCTCTTAAATCTAATTGTACTACAGCGTTTCCTTGTTGTGCTATAAAATCTGGTATAATTCTACTAACTCTCATAATATTTTCACCGTCACCTCTAAGGTCAGCCATGTTTGTAGCTGCTCCTCTTACAACTTTTTGTGTAATATCATAATCACCAGATGTAATATTTGCTGGAATTGCAACAGCAGCTGTTGCTGCTTCTTGTTGGTTAACTCCTGTTTCATGTTCAAAATAAATTGTAGTACCATCTGTATTACCAGTTACATCATAAGATGCGTCATCACCTGCATTGTATTTTGTGCCGTGTGGTAATCCAAATACTGCAGAATCTTCCCACGTGCTTCTTGGAAACAAAGAACTTGCATTTGTAAACCATATAGGTCTTTTAGATGTTGAATCTAGATAACTATAAGTAACAGCTCTGTTAACTACATTAGATGTAGCTGTTGGATAGAACCATGTAATTTCACCAAACAAGTTATTAATACCACAATAAACTAATTGGTTTGATGTAATGTTAAGATCATCATAAACAAAATCTTCTACCAAACAGTCCATTGATTCTAGTTTACCAGTGTATCTAAAAAAACCATTATCAGACATCCAATACGCAGCGCCATCAACTTCTACGGCTGCATTCATACCAATTAATCCACAGTTAGTACCTACTTGTTCAAAAGCAAATGTAAAAGGAGTTCCAACAAAACGCATAGTAAATAAAGATGTGTCTGTCCAAATATAAATTGCATTTCTACCAAGTGTTGCACCCATGATCCGTGATCCGGCGGCCAGTCTTTGTGTACCAGCACTGTTTTCAGCTGTAGGTGTGTAATCATTTATATTTTCTTGAGATGAAAATCTTAAAAACATATCGTCTTGTGTAGTTTTATCACCAATAGTTGTTTCTGTACCAAAAAATACTAAGTGACGATCGGGAGTTGATACTAACATATCACGTGATGCTGTTGGTGCACCTGTAATAATTGTAGCTCTTGTTGATGTTGCATTTGCTGCATCACCATCCCATTCAAAACATTCTCCGTTGTGTATCAATGCTATAAGAGTTGATCCTAAATTGTCCAAGGACCATAATCCTGGATCTGTTACTTGGTCAGTGTTAGCTGCTGGCGACCCCCATCCAGTAAAACCAGAAGTGTTGGTTACGGTTGCACCATTAGAATGAGTAGTAGCTGTTGATCCTCTAGCCGCTCTTCCTATACCTGTTAATTTATTTCCAGAAATTCCTGTATATGATATTTCTTCTGTACCTATAGTAACATGGTTCGTACCTGTTGAAGGAAAACCTGTTGCATTGGTTAATGTAATTTCTGTAGCAGAACCATTGTTTCCGCCTGATGTAGCACTAATAGCTCCGTTTAATGTATTAGTTAGTGCACCTAATAAATTACCACCCCACAATGCAATACCCCAACCAAACGCACCTATCTGTTCTGCCGGTCCAACGTGATAATATTGATAGTATTTTATACCACCTGATGTTGTTGCACCAGATCCTGTTTCATTACTAGGCATTGTAATAGTTATGGTGTCTGTTGAAGGCACACTTGTTACCATAAATGTTTTGTCACAAAAATCTGCGGCACCAAAATTAGAATTAGTTATTGCACTAAATGTAGATGTATCACCAAATAAAATTATGTCTCCAGCTTGAAAACTATGGGGTGTTGGAAATGTAATAGTTACAGTTGGTGATCCGTTAACCGTGCTAAAAGCACTTGTAATAGCGGTACCTGATGGATTAACTAAAGGGTGTATATCATAAAATACACCACCAGAATATACATATAAAATTCTATTAGTTCCTATAGCTGCAAATTTTGTTGACGCTTTGTTTACAAAATGATGCAAACCTCTAGCTGCACCCGTTAATTTAGATGCCCCTAATTGATTCCAACCACCTATTTTTTCTGGTGTACCATATCTAAAACGTACATTTTCTCCATCTATCCATTGAGACTCTGCACCTGTAGATGTAACCTGTTTGTTGAATCCTGGTAAAAAACCTAGTTTTTGTAACATATAAAATCCTGTTTATTAGGTATTATAGCAGATTGTAAGTGATTTCAATATGTTTAAAGTAAGGGGAATCAGTGGTGGATCATCCCCTCACAAGCCTAGTGTATAGACTATTTTTTAATTTTTGTCAACTTCACACCTTTAAACCAAGCAGGTGCGCC